ATCACTTTAACATCATCTGTCCCATATTTTCTTTTTAGAAGATTTGTTGTTTCTAACGCGATATTCTCTACATTAGACTGAAACGCTTTTTTGTTAAAAGAGTCATCTGGAGGAGGAGGTGGTGGATCTGGACCAGATGGTAGTGGAGCAAACCTTGGAGGATCAGGAAATTCTCCTCCCGTAAGTCCACCTCAAGGAAATCCTGGTGGTCCATCAGCACCTTCCCCTGCATCAGGTATAAGACACGGTGGTGGTGGAGGAGGATCAGGAGCAACAGGTGGAAGTTCTCCAACTCCTAACAGAGGGGGATTTGGTGGAAATGGTACAGCCAATTCAATTACAGGAAGTCCAGTAACATATGCAGGTGGTGGTGGAGGAGGATCAAGAAGTCCTTCTTTTGGAACAAGTGGTCCAAGCGCACCTGGAGGTTCAGGTGGTGGTGGAAAAGGAGGTGGAGGCCCAGATGGTGGAGCTAATGGAGCTGCTGGAACAACCAACACTGGTGGTGGCGGTGGTGGAGGACAATATACTAATGGTAGTTCAGATACAGGTTCTAATGGTGGATCAGGTATAGTAATAATAAGGTACAAATTTCAATAATTATGGCAAGTAAAATAAAAGTAGATAATATAACAGACCAAGATGATAACGCAGTTATCTCTAGATGTGGTTCAACACATACAGTGACAGCTGAGGTTTATAAAGCAGACACAATTAAGGATACAAGTAACAACACTTATCTTGCAAAATGTGGTACTGCAGTAACGGTCGGTGGAGCAAGTCAAACTGTTTCTGTTCCTGGTAATGATATTAGATCTAACAGTTATAAAGCATCTGACGGAGGAATAATTATAAGTCAATCAGGAACCACTATTACACTTGGAGCAAGTGGAGATACTATTCAATTAGCTTCTGGTGCTACTAACGATTTAGGTGCTGGTGTCCAATGGGAAACTACACCAAAGACTGCTAATTTTAATGCAGGTGCTGGTGAAGGTTATTTTGTTGATACATCTTCGAATGAAGTAACAGTAACTTTACCAACAGGGGTTGCAGGAGAATCAGTAACTATTTTAGATTATGTATCAAATGCAAATACAAATGCTATTATTCTTTCTCCACAATCTGGAGAAAAAATTGAAGGTGGAACAGTAGGACAAGGTGTTACTGCAAATAGACAAGCAACAACATTAACTTATTCAGGTGCTACTCAAGGTTGGTTAGTATCAAGTGCTGGAGATTCAGGACCAATAGCACCTCTAACAATTACTTTTACTACTGCAGCAGGATCCTTAGGTTCAATCGCAGGAAGTTCTGAAAGAGCAGATCCAAATGCAAATTTATCTCCTGTAACAGGTACAAGTACATTTGGTACAGTAAGTTATTCTATTCAATCAGGAAGTTTACCAGCAGGTTTAACTCTTAATTCATCGACAGGTGCTTTTGTTGGAACTGCTACTGCACAATCTACTTCAACAACTTCTAATTTTACAGTTAGAATTACAGTAACTGAAACAGGAGCTACATCAGACAGAGCTTTTTCAATTACAGTTAATCCAGATGCATCATATGTTGCAGCAACAGGTGGAACAGTTACAACCTCTGGAGATTTTAAAATTCATACATTTACAAGCCCTGGAACTTTCTGCGTATCTTCAGCAGGTAATGCTGCAGGTTCAAACACCGTAGATTATATGGTAGTAGCTGGTGGTGGCGGTGGTGGTAAATCAGGAACCAGTGACCCATCAGGAGGAGGTGGTGCTGGAGGTTATAGAGAATCCTCTGGTGCAGCTTCAGGGTGCTATTCAAGAAGTCCTTTGGGCTCAGGTGTTTCAGCTTTACCTGTATCAGTATCGCCTTACCCAGTCACAGTTGGTGGTGGCGGTGGTGGAAGTAGTTCTTTTCCTAGTAAAGGAAGTAATGGAAGTAATTCAGTCTTCTCATCTATTACATCAGCTGGCGGTGGTGGTGGAGCTTCTGGGTATGGATATGGTGGCACAGAGTCATCTAGAAATGGTAATCCAGGAGGCTCAGGAGGAGGAGCAGGTTATTCAGGACCAGGAGGTGGAGGTGGTTCGGTAGGCTCAGGAAATACACCTCCGGTTAGTCCACCTCAAGGAAGTCCAGGTAATCCTATTCCTGGTGCAGATGGAGGATCAGCTCTTTCAACTGGATCTGGAAATGGTGCAACTTCTTCAATTAATGGAAGTCCTGTAAAACGTGCAAACGGTGGTGACGGTGGTAATCCAGGTTCTCCAGCAGGTCCTACAAATTCAGGTAATGGTGGTGGAGCTAATTTTAATGGTAATGGTAATTCTGGAGGTTCAGGTATTGTTATAATAAGATATAGGTTTCAAACATAGGTAAATTATGAGTGAAGTAAAAGTAAATAAAATAAGTCCAAGAACAAATTGTGGTACAGTAACTGTTGGAGATTCTGGAGATTCAGTATCGGTAACAGCAGGTGTTCCAGTAACAGTTAATGGTGATTTAAAATCAAATGCATTAAAAGCAACTGATGGTGGTAGCATAATTTCTCAATCAGGGACTACAATAACTTTAGGTGCTTCTGGTGATACGGTTTCTCTTGCAAGTGGAGCAAGTCAATCAGGTTTTGGTAGAGCAGGTTCAGTTGATTGGCAGACAAGTATTAAAACAGGAGATTTTACAGCAGTATCTGGAGAAGGTTACTTTATAAACACAACAAGTGGTGCAGTAACAATGACACTACCTAGTTCTCCAAGTGTTGGAGATATTGTAGCTTTAAAAGATTATGCAAATACTTTTGACACAAACAACTTAACTATTGGAAGAAATAGTCAACCTATTTCTGGTACAGATGCTGATGCAGTAATCTCAACAGAAGGTCAAGCAATAACTTTAGTTTATGGCGATTCAACAAAAGGCTGGCAATCAGTTGCAGCTGCTACTGAATCAGATGTACCAAAGCCAACATTTACTGCTGCTACAGGTGGTAATGCTATTTTAACTTGTGGTAATTACAAAATTCACGTTTTCACAGGTCCAGGTACTTTTTGTGTTTCATCTCTTGGAAATTCTGCACCTGCTGGACGACCAGCAAATGCAGATTATTTAGTAGTTGCAGGAGGTGGAGGATCTAATTATGGTGGAGGTGGTGCTGGTGGTTTTAGAACCAATGTTAGTTGTGCAGGAACTATACCTCTTTCTGTAAGTGGATTTCCAATTACAGTCGGTGCTGGTGGATCAGGGACTCCATCAGGATGTGCATCAAGAGGCTCAAATTCAATTTTTTCAACAATAACATCAGCTGGTGGTGGAGCGAGTGGTAATGCTACTCCAGCATCTACTTCTTCAACTAATGCTCCAGGTGGATCAGGTGCAGGTGCACCAGGTTATGATTTTCCAGCTCCAAGTCCAGGAAGTCCACCAGGTACAGCACATCAAAACGGAGGTGCAGGAAATACTCCTCCAGTCTCTCCTCCACAAGGAAATGCAGGTGGAAGAGGTCACGGTACTTATGGAACAGCAGATAATGGTTCTGGTGGTGGCGGTGGTGCAGGTTCAGGTGCAGCAGATACAAGTATAGGAACTCCAGGTGGAACTCCAGGAGGTGCAGGAGCACCAACAACAATATTTGGTTCAGTTCCTCAAGCACCAACTTATGGAGAAGGTGGTCCTAATCCAGGTAGATATTTTGCAGGTGGTGGTGGAGGGGCTCAACAAAATCCAGGAACTAATGCAGGCGGTGTTGGTGGTGGAGGAGATGGTAAACCTAGTCCTACAACTGGGTGCAGTGGATCAGTTAATCAAGGCGGTGGTGGTGGAGGACGTAGAGGTGACGGTGGTTCTGGTATAGTAGTAATAAGATACAAATTCCAGTAGTTGAATGATTAAAATTTATAATATATAATAGGAGTTAATTATGGCACATTTTGCAAAACTCGGAGCGAACGGAAAAGTTATTCAAGTATTAACACTTGATAACAAAGATATGGAAAACGCTGATGGTGTTGAAGATGAATCAGTAGGTCAACAATATTTAGAAACACACAATAATTGGCCTGCACAAATGTGGATTCAAACTTCATACAATACATCTGGTAATCAACATAATGATGGTGGCACACCTTTTAGAGGAAATTACGCAGGTATAGGTTATACTTGGGATGAGGATGATCAAATCTTCTGGCCTAAAAAACCATATGCATCTTGGGTAAAACATAATGATTCAGCTTCTTGGAAATCACCAATCGGTGACGCTCCAGCATTAACAGAAGAACAGACTTCACAAAATACAGCTGAAACTCATTCTTGGTCTTACGTCTGGAATGAAGATAACACAACTTGGGATTTGACAGACTCTAAAGCATAATTTATATATGGTGGTGGTATGCAAAAGCAGGTTTTAAGTGAACAAAGTTTATTCTTTGGCGATGTGGAAATGCCAAAAAATTGGGACATTGACCGAAATAAATTATCAGGTGACATCTTACAATCAGTAATTCAAAACAAAGATTTTCCATTTTCACGAACTTGGGATATGTTAAACACCTACATACGAGATCACGTTTCTCTTGAGTATGGTTTCAATTTAATTAACAAAGAAACATGGGGTAATATTTATAAACCTAGCGAAACTACAATTCCATTATTAAATATTGATCCAGTAGATTTACGTAACTCTCCAGACTTTACATTATTATATGGTGTAAAAGTCAAAGATTGTAATGTTCGAATACACTTTGAAGATAACAGACGTAAAGGTAGAAGTTGGGATATATCATTAGAAAATAATAAATTTATTATGTTCCCATCAACTAATATGTATTATTTAACCAATAATCAAAAAGATAGTTTAAATTTTGTACAGACTATAACATATGAATATATATAAAAATTTTATAGATAAAAATTATTCAGACAAAATTTATAAAACTCTTTTACATGAAAGTTTTCCTTGGTATTATTTTCCACATCAAGTTTCAACAAGTAAAAAAGATTCATCTTTTATGGGTCATACTTTTGTCTTAGATGGTAAAAAAAATTCAGATGAAACATTTTTAATAGAACCTATTTTATATAAATTAAAGGCTAAAAAAGTATTACACGTTAGAGCTAATCTTTGTTTTAAAAAACCCTCTTATTGTAGTTGGCATGTAGATAAGTTTACTGATGATTTAAAACATAAAACAGCTATTTATTATGTTAATAATAACAATGGTTTTACAGAATTTGAAGACAAAAAAGTAAAATGTATTCAAAATCAAATAGTTATATTTGATGCGTATAAAAAACATAGAGCACAAATTCAAACAGATAAAGATGTGAGAGTGGTAATAAATTTTAATTATGAACTTAACTAATTATTATTGGTATTTTAGTGGTGTGCTTACACCAAAGTTTTGTGATGATGTAATAGCTTATGCAAATTCACAAAAAGAAGTGATGGCTAGAACGGGTGGTTATGGTGATAGAAAATTAAATAAAGAAGAAATTAAAAATTTACAAAGAAAAAGAAAATCTGATCTAGTATGGCTTAATGATACTTGGATATATAAAGAATTACATCCTTATGTTCGTAGAGCAAATGAAATGGCTGGTTGGAACTTTGATTGGGAAAGATCTGAATCTTGTCAGTTTACAAAATATAAACACAATCAATATTATGATTGGCATTGTGATGGTTGGGATAAACCTTATGAAAAAGAAGGACCTGAAAAAGGTATGATTAGAAAATTAT